GGAAATGTTGGTGTGGGTACTGGTACAACTACCGTACCAGCAGAAAAACTACATGTTGGTGGTAATATAGTTGCAACTGGTGATATTACTGCATTCTATTCAGATGAAAGACTAAAAGATTTTGACGGTCGTATTGATAACGCACTTGAAAAAGTAAGTATGTTAAATGGTTACTACTATACAGGTAATGAGGTAGCCGCTGAGTTAGGTTATGATACAGAAGCTAGACAAGTAGGTGTTAGCGCACAAGAAGTAGAAGCAGTACTACCTGAGGTTGTTAAAACTGCACCTATAAGTTTAGATGGTGAAACCGATTACAAAACAGTGCAATATGAAAAACTAGTTCCACTATTAATTGAATCAATAAAAGAACTAAAAGCAGAGATTGAAGAACTAAAGAAAAAGTAATCATTCATTAGTGAAGAAATTTTTAAGGGTATCTAGTAGCGAGACATCATTTTCTTGATTCTCGCTTACCCATTCTGGGAATCTTTTAAAAAGTTTTTTCCATTGGTGTAACTGTTCGTATGTTTCATAAACTCTTTTGGCGTACTCACTGCTATTAGGAACAGATGATGTAGTTGATATAGTTTTTAACTGTTGCTTGCACTTTCTTAAATCTTCTATATCCTTGTCTATTGCTAATAGTATATCTTCAAAACTTGAAGGTTGCGAAAATCTTTCTATAAGAAACTTATGATGCTCTTTTTTCGCTTTACCGTCATATAAAAACATAATCTCTTGTAAATCATAATATAACGCTTTTACTGGATTTATAGTATCTCTGTATCTTTCTATTACCTTAGGAATGACAAAACTCTTATCAAGTGTACTCATATTTTCTAATACACTTATGGCAATCATATTAACTTTTTGTCTTTGTGATGTTATATTTTTTTGAAACTTTTGTTTTATTTTCTTAACAACAGTATCTATTATTATTTTTTCATCGTGTGTAAGATTTGTTTTCAAAAATTCTAAATGTCCGGGAGTAGTATTGTTTATAGCCATACTTAGGCTGTCTGAAATCTTTCCTGTTTTCAGATAATCCTTACATTCTCTAAGGAACTTTTGTTTTTTGAAATCTACTATACTCAAAAAATTCTCCCACTATAAATATTTATAGCGAGGATATAATTGTTTTAATCTGCTTTAACTTTTTCTTTTTGAATAGAGTTCTTTGTGCGCCGGGATGAAGTGGCTTTGGAAAGTAATCACAATCTAACCAAGCATAGCCTCCACTTTCTGAATTTATTGAAGGTATAAATTCGTTTTCTACTAAAATAACAAAAGTATAGTAACTAAATGTTTTATCTCTTGCATGATATTGGTCTAGTGGATAAACCTTTACAACCTCTTTTTCAACATCTATTTTTATTTCTTCTTCTAATTCTCTTAGCAGACCCTGTGAAACATTTTCATTTTGTTCTATTTTTCCACCCCAAAACGCCCAGTTTCTAGGATATGATCCGTTGGTTGATCTGTGTTGTAATAATATTCTTTTGGTATCTTTTGCTATTATACAAGCACCTGCAGCTTTAATCATTTATGAACCATCTATCAATTCTAGTCTCCAGTAACCGCACTCGTATAATCCCTGGAAAGTATCTTCCCATTCACCGTTGACTAATCTAAATTGTTGATTTGTGAATGCATTAGTTATAAAGTGTCCATCAGTTACTACATCGGCATCTAAACTTACGACCCAAGCACTTCCATTGTATTCAATGATATCATTTGATTTAATATCAATTCCCCATGCAGAACTTGCGTCTGCTTCTCCTAAACAAAGATATCTTTGTCCTATTGAAGGGAAAGGTATGGAACCGAAACCAGGTCTAGATACAGCAGGATCTATAACTTTATCTACAGGAGGTAGCGTATTGTTTGGAAGAGTATCTACATCTACATTTAGTATTAATTTTGTTGGATCACTTGAACTAGAAATTGTACCTATAATATCATTATCCAAATCATCCAGATCGCCATGCCATTTTAGCCTCATACGAGAAACACCATCATGTAATATGCCATAATTTTGTATAACTTCGTCCCAGGTAGTTCCACCATCCCAGTTTCCGTTTTCTAAAACTTTAACAGTTACTGTTCCGCTATTATTTTGTACATCTACTGCATAGTTACCAGGTGTAACTACAACACTTGTTTCTTTTTCTAAATCTCTGAAGAATTCAAATGCGTCTGGATCATAATCAAGTGTATCTAATTCATTATACATATAAATGTTATGTATGATATTTCTAATTACTTTTTGTCTTGTGACTAGTGCAGGTGGGTTAATCCAAATTGGTATTTGGAAGAATATACTTGCAATATCAATTTGATCTTCAATGCCTGCAGGTATAGAACGGCTTGTCCACTGAATATCTGTGAGTTCTACCGTAGTTATTGTAGTCCAATCAATCGGATTGTCATTCTGTTGAATTTCTAATGCTGGGTTGAATAGAACTAATATCTGTTCAAGTAGTTGTAGTTTTTGGTCTGTGTTACTTGTCCAAACATCTACTTGCATATTAAGTAAATATGGAACAGGCATAAGTCTGCCTACATTGTACTTGTTGCCTTCTTCATCTGTGTATTGCTGTAACTCTTCATCAAACTTTCTTTCGTTGACTTTCACAGCATCAGTAAAGAATGGTTCTTGTACTCTGGCTCTATCCGGTTGTAGACTTTGTATATAGCAAGAAATGAATGGTGCAGAGTTTACTAAATTTTCAGAGTTACCTTTAAGTATTGTTGCAGCCATACGAGATACATCTCCGTATCTTGCTGGTACTTTTATGTAGTAATCAGTTGTTCCATCTTTCAACTTTTTTCCAGTTTTAACATTGAAACCACTGAATATACGAATGAATTGTAGAATATATCTTCTTACTTGTTCATCATAAAAATGTAATTGTCTTATATCTGCCATTATTCATCTACCTTAGGTCTAACTGCTTTGGAAAGATTTACCCGTGAAATTATTTCTGTTCCATCATCTAGTGTCACTTTACCATCATTGTTTATAAACTTATGATGTAGATAGTTACCAACTTGCCAAGCACCATCATCATCTTCAATTTTCCACCATTTTTCATTTCTATACTGAAAAAGTCTGTTAGGTTCGTAATCAGTTCTTAGGAAATATGAATTATCAGCTGGATCCATTGGGAATTTATTCCCTCTATCTACTGTTGCATAGTTCACATCACTTGGATGTTCTGAATCTTCAACTGCATACATCAAATTGTTTTTTCTATAATCATAGTATCTTCCTGGAACATTCTCTTGTGCTTCATCTACAATTGCTTCATTGATATTAAGTTCTTTGTTGTAAGTTGATAGAAGATTTTTTAAATCATCTACTTCCTCACCTGTTCCAAAAATGTCTGAATACTCTTGTGTATCTTGTAATTGCTTACAGCGCAAACGCCAAATATGAGGCCACCAACCAGGATCAAACCCCTCTGCAGCCTTTGTTCCTTCTTGTACAACCCAGTATTGATTTACTGCCGCTGCTTCTTCGTCAAGTAATAAATCATCTCTCATATGAGGTAACTCAATAACATCGCCTGTCATAAGTTTACGACCAATACGCTCTACCATATCATTTAGGTGAACAGAAAATATAGTTTGGTCTGTCCCCAAGAACATTCCAAATTGACTTAAATCAAAATCTTGGTCTGTTACAGTATAAGCACCGCGGAGTTCATACACTACAGTTTCATATCTTCTATCACGATTTTCCATGAATAGCAAGTCCTGAATAGGAGGGTTTGCTGGATCATAGTTCTCATCGTTTTCGTCAACTGAACCTATATATTTGTGTACAAGTAAAGCCGTACCACCATGTTCAAAATGGGCTTTTACCATTTTGTCAATGAATTTGTAGTCATTACCTTTGCGTGGATTCCATAAACTTAATCTTGGCATGTTTTTTTCCTTGACTTATTACTGTATTTATCTTATAGTGTAAATAACATATGGAGAAATATAATGAAACATGACGGTACCATAGTATTAAGAGGTGTACTAGATAAAATAACTATAGCACAATTTAAACTCTGGGCGACAAATCCAGAACGGTATCACCGTGGTAATGGTGTAGACGGAAAATATTATGGTGAACATGACGGCAACCGAGAGTATGATGTTTGGTGGACAACTCAACCACCAAAAGAAATGTGGGTACCTGTAGTAGTAAAATTAAAAGATACTATCAATCATTTATTTGGTCACGAAAATTGGGATATTCATGTTGTAGATTGTATTACTACACGACCGAGTTCAGATAAAATTTATGCACACATTGATACACCATATCGCTTTGAAGAATTTTCAAAGGTGAATGAAACTTTGGGTGTTCAAATTATTGTGCCGTTGGATGTATTCACATTAGAGAACGGTGCTACTGCATATCTTCCGGGATCATACGCAGAACAAATTGATTACAACGATTTAGAAAAAAATAGGGATCATTATAATCATAGATTGTTAACAGAAGGACAGCAATTCTTATCAAAGCCCGGTGATGTTTTAATGTATGATGGTCGCACTCTGCACTCTACAATGCCAAATAAATCAACAGAATTTCGTTCTGCATTGCTAATTAATGCTCTAAAATCTGACATCATTGACCGTGTTCAGGAACTTGACGGAAACACAGATTTTGTCAAAAAGTAGAAAAAACTTGACATTTCCTGTAATTATTGTATTATGATTCGTAAATAGAGTTTGTAGGAGCAGTTATGGCAGCATCACTTAAACGAAAAAAACCAAATAGACCAAGAACTCCAAAGTTCGCAGACGAGAAATATACTGGCGCAGAACCAGAATGGGTCTATGCGGAAGATATGAGTGCAAGAGAGTACTACAACGAAAGATGTAGAACTATGTTCTATTACAACTATTACTTTACACCAAAAGATGGTAAGCCTTGGGTAATAGAATGGATGAAGAATAACAATTATACAAAAGAACAAATCTCTGCTGTCAGAAATGTATCAGATAGTTGGATTCCAATGACTGTATGTTCACTTTCCCGTGCAATGAATAAGGGTATGCCTAAAAATCATAGTGGCGTACCAGAATATCTTAAAACTTTAGCGGGTGTGTCTTCTAACGCATTAGTTGATGCAGATGTTTATTTAAAAAATAAACTAGAAACTATCATTGAACAGGGACTTAAAAAGAAAGAAGAGAAGCAAGAAAACTCTAAATCTAAAGAAGTAAATCGACCATCTATTCAACAGTTGCTCCGTGAAAAGGCAGTAGAAATGGCGTCAGATATTGATCAGTTCATAGACGATTATGATTACAAAAAAGCCACACTAAAGAGTTTTGATCCACTAAAACTTCTTCGTAAAGTAGAAGCAAAAGGCAATCATGCAAAACATATCAAAGATATGTATCAAGGAGAATATGACGAATTCAATCTACTATTGAATCCACCAAAGAGAATGTCAGACGAAAAAAAGTCAGACTATGAGCAATTAAAAGAAGGTTATAATCATCTTAAAAAAGACGAAGCAAAGCAAATGTTTTCTTTGTATCAAAGCATCATAGATGCATGTGATATGATTATACAAGAAAGCAAAGTAAACCGTACACCAAGAAAGAAGAAGCCGGTAAGCAAAGAAAAACTTGTCGCTAAAGTAAAGTATTGTAAGCAAGATGCAGCGTCTAAGAGTGTTAGTCAAAAGCCATTAGATTGCTTAGATGCACAAGCAGTTATAGTTTACAACACAAAAAATCGTAAACTTGGTATCTATTATCCAGCTGAACATCATAGTTTGTCTTTTAAAGGTACAACATTAATTGGTTTTGATGAAAAGAAAAGTGTTCAAAAAACAATGCGCAAACCCGCCGAACAAGTTCCATTTTTTAAGAAAGTAGGAAAGCGTTCATTGCAGAAAGAGTTTGACTCTATAAAGAGTGTAGAAACTAAAATGAATGGCCGCTTCAATGAACAAACACTGATACTTAGGGTTTTTTAATTTCTGATAAATACTGTATATTGGAGATTACTTATGCCAGCAAATCGTAATAAAATAAGAAATGACATAATCAAAGAAATCAGACTGTTACTTGGTGACGGTATGATTGATATTGAACTTGATCCTGAACATTATGATGTAGCAATAGATGTTGCTATTTCTAAAGTAAGACAGCGTAGTGAAAACGCAGTTGAAGAGGATTTTTATGCAATGGAACTTCAAGAGGATGTAGCAGAGTATACACTCCCAGAGGAAATCATTGAAGTAAAACAAATCTGGCATCGTTCATTTGGTCATGGTATTTCTGGTGGCGTAGATATGGATCCGTTTGAATTAGCATATGCTAACTCATACTTTTTTATGAACAATCATATAGGCGGAATTGCAACATTTGACTTCTTTGCTCAATATCGTGAAGCGTTGAACCGTGTTGCTGCAACAGATATTAATTATATTTGGAATCCAGTGACAAAGAAATTAAAACTACTACGCAGAATGAGAGCAGATGAAACAGTTTTAGTACATGTTCATTTGGAACGCAATGAAGAACAATTGATGGTAGACCCATATCTAAAGTCTTGGATTCGTGATTATGCACTTGCATATTGTAAGCGTATGTTAGGAGAAGCAAGAGGTAAGTTCTCAGCATTACCTGGCGCACAGGGTGGTGTAACACTTAACGGTGCTGAAATGAAAGCAGAAGCAGATGCTATGATTGAGAAACTAGAATTTGATCTACAAAACTTCACAGATGGTTCTGCACCACTAGGCTTTATCATAGGTTAATGGAATTTATACTTAAAGTAATAATCTCGGGTATACTCGTTGCGAGTGTAAGTATGATAGCACAAAGAAGTGCTACTATGGCTGCTTTGCTTATGGGAATACCATTCACTGCATTCTTAGCAATGTTCTTTATGTATTTCTCTGGTGTAGATGCAGAAACATTTTCTAAATTTTCTTTTGAAACTGTATATTTTGTCTTGACATCCTTGATATTTTTTGTTATATTCGGATTAACGATTAGTCATATCGGCTTTTGGTATTCTATGTTATTAGGTTCAGCCGTGACAATCATTCTGTATAACATCTTATTGAGGTTTTTATGATTATAGGAATATGTGGGTTAATAGGTTCAGGTAAAGGCACAGTAGCAGATATCTTAGTAGACTACCACGATTTTCAAAAGATTTCTTTCGCAGACAAACTAAAGGACGGCGTAGCACAAGTATTCGGCTGGGATCGTGCTATGTTAGAAGGTGATACTGACCGCAGTAGAATTTGGCGTGAAAAAGTAGATCAATTTTGGACAAAAGAAACAGGACGAGAGATTACACCTCGACTAGTTCTACAAGAGTTCGGAACAGATTGTATGCGTATGGGTTTTTATGACGGTATATGGGTCAGCCTAGTTAAGAAGCATATGATTGATAACCCTCATTATAACTATGTAATTCCTGATGTGCGTTTCCCTAATGAAATGAGTATGATTAGGGAACTTGGCGGTGAAGTATGGCAAGTTCGTAGAGGCGAACAACCTGAATGGTGGAGTTCTGCAGTATTAGACAATACTACTGGATCTGAACTTATGTCAAATTATAATGTACATCCTTCTGAATGGAAATGGATTGATACTAATGACAAGTTTGAAAATATAATCTATAATGATTCAGATTTAGATACACTATATAGTCAAGTTGAACAAACATTGTCTATGTAGTTAATTCAAAACTGCTGTTTTTTCTGTTTTTTTCATAAATACTACTAGAAATTAATTATAATTCTTAACAAGGAGAAACAGAATGGCGACATTAGTATCCCCAGGCGTATCGGTAATCGTCACTGATGAATCACAATATGTATCAGCGACACAAGGTACCCTACCGCTAGTTGTAGTAGCAACAGCGTCAAACAAAACAGATGCTTCAGGATCATCTATTGCACCTGGTACACTTCCAGAAAATGCAGGCGTTGCTTATCTTGTTTCTTCACAGCGTGAACTAGTTGAAACATTTGGCGAACCAAAGTTTTATGAAGTAGGTGGTTCTGTTGTGCAAGGGGCAGAGACAAGTGAATATGGTCTTCTAGCAGCGTATCAATATCTAGGTGTTTCAAGCAATGCTTATGTTATTCGTGCAGATGTTGATTTATCACAATTAGAAGCAACAACTCAGGAACCAGCTGGTGTACTAGAAGATGGTACATACTGGCACGAAATCATAAATTCAAACTTTGGTTTATTTGAATTTAATGGAACTGATTGGGTAGCAACTGCTCCTGCAGTTCTATCAGATGCACCGGGTACAGGTCTTGTAGAACCAATGAACAGTTCAGGTTATGCAGCACCTCGTAATACTTACGGTTCAGCAGGTGACTTCGCAGTAGTTACATCAACATCAAAAATTACATACTGGAGAAAAGTAGGAACATCTTGGGTTCTACTAGGTGACACAGGATCACCCAATTTCTCATTCAGTGCGTTTGCACCAGCTACACCGGCAGCGGGTGATGTATATGTTCGTTTAACTAAGCAAGGTGGCGGACTAGACATTAAACTTTCTGCATACAATGCAACTGCTGGTATCTTCCAAGCATTACAAGTTCCAGTATACTCATCAGACGATGAAGCACATGCTGGTGCAGTAACAAATCAAGGTGATGTATATTTAATGAGAGATGCATCTCTTGGTTACATTGAACTTCGTAGACACACAGGTGCATCTACAGTTGAAATCACAAGTGATACTGCAATTGCAGATCCAACAAATATTACAACAGCGTTCACATTAACTGGTGCAGGACTTTCAGCATCATTTAACTTTACAACTACTAACTTAGATTCAGTTGTAGTTTCACTACAGTCAAATGCAGCATTAAATGCAGCAAATGTAAAAGTAGAAAAAGTTGGCTCAAACAAAATCAGACTAATTAAAACTGATGGTAAAATGCTAACTCTAACATTTACAGTTGGTGCAGGTGACTTAGGATTTACATCTTCAAACACAATCATCAGTACTGCATATGAAACATTATCATATGAAGCAAGTTCAGCAGAACCTAGAGGTGCTATCGCAGAGGGAACTCTATGGTATAATGCAGACTTGAAAATGGAAATCATGCGTTGTGAATTTACAGGTGTAGAACAAGAGTGGGTTTCATATGCATGGTCAGAAGATGCAGATGGTATCTATGCAAACGAATTACAACTTCGTTCTGCAAAACCAACTAAGCGTAAAAATGGAACATCATCACTAGTAACAGGTGATATCTGGGTTGATACAGATGCAGCGGATTACCCAGTAATTTATCGCTGGAATGGCGCAGAGTGGGTTAAACTAGACAATGCAGACCAATCATCAACAAATGGTGTTGTATTCGGACATTACTCAGCGGATGCACCGTATGATGAATTCGGCAATGTAAACTCTCGTACAGAACATGAAAATGCACCAAATGCAGAACTGCACCCAGAAAATATCATCATGGTAAACATGGACTACTCAACATATAATGTTAAGCGTTATACAGATGGTAAGTGGGAATGGGTTTCAGGTTTAGAACTAGATGGCGCAGGTAAGTTCGGTGCGAATGCACAGCGTCACATGGTTGTAGAAGCAATGCAGGGTGCGCTATCAGGCAACGAAGGTATTCGTGCAGAAGCAGTATACTTTAACTTAATCGCAGCACCTGGTTATCCTGAAATGATGGATGAAATGCTAGGTCTAAACAAAGATAAAAAAGAAATCGCATTTGTTGTTGGTGACACACCACTAAGACTAGAAGGTACAACCACAGCAATCAAAGCATGGGCAGACGATAATACAGTTGCAGATGCTTATGCGGGTGTTTATTACCCACATGGTCTATCAACAGACTTATCAGGTAAC